GAAGTAAAAAAAGAAGAAGTTGAAGAATCAACAGAATCTTCCGAAGTAGAATCTTCATTAGTTGAGATTGAACTAGAAGACGACCTTAATGCAATCTCAGAAGCACTCGAATTATCAGAAGAGAACGCTGAGAAAGCAAGAACTATCTTTAAAGCCGCTGTTACTTCAAAAGTTGCAGAGATTAAAGAAGAGTTAGAGTCTCAGTATTCAGAAGAATTAAAAACCTCAGTAGAGCAAGTCAAAGCTGATTTATCAGAAGCTGTAGATAAGTATCTATCATATTGTGCAGAAGAGTGGACGAAAGAAAACGAACTCGCAATTGAAAGAGGTTTGAGATCAGAAATGACTGAAAACTTCATAGAAGGACTAAAAACATTGTTCGTAGAACATTATGTTGATGTACCAGAAGACAAGTACGATGTCATGGACGAACTCGCAAATCGTCTCGATGAGATGGAAGCAAAACTTGACAGTGAAGTATCCAAGAATATGGAAATCACTGAAGAGTTAGATTCCCTCAAGAGAGGTAACATTGTGAGACAGGCAGGTGAAGACCTAACTGAATCACAAAAAGAGAAACTAGAATCATTAGCAGAAGGCGTAGACTTCAAAGATGCAGAAGATTTCCAAGAGAAAATTTCTGAAATCAAAGAAGCATATTTCCCTGCTGAAGGTTCTGAAACAATCGCAGAAGAAACTGTTGTAGAAGAAGGAACTGGTGAGTTCTCTTCAGACGAAGAAACTTTCACAACTCCTGAAATGAAACAGTATTTGACTGCAATTAATAAATTAAAACCATTAGGGTAAACCAGGAGAAATTGTAAAATGTTTTTATCAGAAAACTTACAAGAGAAGTGGTCGCCAATTCTAGAACATTCTGATCTTCCAAAGATCGAGGATAACTACAAGAAAGCGGTTACAGCGGTTATTCTAGAGAACCAAGAAAAAGCTCTTAACGAAGATAGAGCTGTTCTCTCAGAAGACGCACCTAGAAACTCTACAGGTGCTGCTATATCTAATTGGGATCCAATCTTGATCTCATTAGTGCGTAGAGCTATGCCAAATCTCGTTGCTTACGACATTTGCGGTGTTCAACCAATGACAGGTCCAACAGGTCTTATCTTTGCTATGAAAGCAAGATATAACGACTTACCATCAGGTACAAGAGATCAAAACTCTGAAGCTTTGTTTAACGAAGCAAGATCAGGTTACTCTTCAGCTGCTGGTGCAACTGCTGGTCCAGTTGGTTCAGATCCAGTGAGCGATCCTTTCGACTCAACTGGTCCTGATACTTATGCATCTGATACAGGTGCTGGTATGACAACAGCTGCTGCTGAATCACTTGGTGACAGTGCATCAAACGAATTTGCACAAATGTCATTCACAATTGAGAAAGCAACTGTAACAGCTAGATCAAGAGCTCTCAAAGCAGAATACACCTTAGAGTTAGCACAAGACCTCAAAGCAATCCACGGTCTTGATGCAGAATCAGAATTAGCAAATATTCTTTCATCAGAAATTCTTGCTGAAATCAACAGAGAAGTAGTTAGAGAAGTTAACCTACAAGCAAAAACAGGTGCTTCAGGAACTTCAACACCAGGCACATTCAACTTAGATGTTGATGCAAATGGTCGTTGGTCTGTTGAGAAATTCAAAGGTATGCTTTTCCAAATCGAAAGAGAAAGCAACATCATCGCTAAAGAAACAAGAAGAGGTAAAGGTAACTTTATCCTTTGTTCTTCAGATGTAGCATCTGCTCTTTCAATGGCTGGCGTATTAGACTACGCTCCAGCTTTATCAACTAACTTGAATGTTGATGACACAGGCAACACATTTGCTGGTGTTCTTAACGGTAGAGTTAAAGTGTACATCGACCCATATGCTGGTGTTGATTACATGACAGTTGGTTACAGAGGAAGCAATCCTTATGATGCAGGTCTTTTCTACTGCCCATATGTTCCATTACAAATGGTTCGTGCAGTTGGTGAGAATACTTTCCAACCTAAAATTGGCTTCAAGACAAGATACGGTATGGTTCCAAACCCATTCGTAACATCTTCACCTTTAAGCGCAGTTTCAGGTGGTAGAGGTAACAACCAATACTTTAGAAAG